TTTGGGATAGAATAGCGATAGCGGAAGTGTGTGGGTGGACAATTGAAAAATGGATTGATTGAATTATGAGCACTGAACAAGAACTAAAACGAGCACTAATAACAAGACTAACATCACCAACATCACCAAATAGTATTACTTTTAAGATAGATGATACATTTGAGTGGGATAGGAACGATGAAACCGTTCTTGACACAGAATGGTTACACATTTGTGGGTTAATAGAATCATCTTTGAATGAACAGGAACTAGATTTTTATGTAACAGCTGTTCTTGATTGGGCGAAAGAGTTTGCTACACTTCAGCCTTCAACTAGACTTACAATTACGCAACCCTGGGGTCAATACGTTGTAAGATTGACATGGCAACAGCGTGCTGAGATACTAGTTCATCTAGGATTGATTAAATTATGAACACTGAACTAAAACATGGTCAACTTCTCCTTGCATCAACGGGTCTTGGTAAGACGTTTGCAGCAGGAGCACTAATTCGTAGGTTAGAGGACAGAGATTTCACAAAGAATAAATCATTCGGTCATGTGAAATATCTTTACGTTACCCGCGCTACTGTTGTAACCCAAGCTGAGCGCGTCTTTGAAGAATACTTTAACCTAACTATTCGTGATGGGGTGGAAGTGTTGAACATAGAACAACTTCGTTCTAGGGCTGGTGCAATATGGATTAAAGATGAGCTTGTGATCCAACAAGGCAAAGAGGTTCGCGTCTTTAAGTGGCGTCCTATGATGAATCCTACTGTCATTCTTTGGGATGAATGTCAGGCTCTAAAGAATGAAGATAGTATTCAACACCAGATTGCTTTAGCATTTTCTTTGCTTCCTTGTGAGACATATCAAGTCTTCATCTCCGCGACTCCCTTTACACGTGTATCAGAAGCTAAGTGTTTTGCAGTGTCAACTCGTAAAGACATTTCGCAACTGCTTGGTATGCCTTCCGGCACTAAACTAACAGCAGCAACATGGCCTACCTACGCTTCAGCCATATCACAGAACAGTAAGCCAGACGATTATAATGAAGCTGCGGTAGAGCGCCTCGTCAAAGACCTTGACTCTTACATTGTTCGTGTAAGGGGAGCGCGTCCTCAGTATGAGGCAGAGAACAGTGTTCTCATGATTGAGTTTGAGACTGTTGCTGATAAACAATTCTATGAAGCAGCATGGGATCGTTACCTGAAAGAGAAAGATAAGTTAGAGAAAGCAGCGGGAGATGGTGGAGTAGCTGGGTTTATGATCCTTGTTCAATTCCTAAAGTTCCGGATGGCAGCAGAACTTTGCCGTGCCCCTTACCTAGCACGTAGAATGTTAGCATCAGTAGAAGAGGGTCTTGCTGCGTGTGCTGCACTTAACTTCAAAGGCACTATCATTAAGATCATGATGGAATTTGAGAAGCTAGGTGTTCCGCGTAGCAAAATTACATTAGTGTGGGGCGGAGGTCAGACTGCATTGACAAAGAAACAGAAGACTGCTATCGAAATCAAAGAGAAGACAGAGCAACTCTTAAAGATTGGTATGTCCCTTGATGAGATTATGAAGTCTCTCGACATAACAGAAGATGATCTTATTGAAGCTGAGTCAAGATCTGCGTTAATGGAGAACATTCCTGAGCATCTCCAGCTTGGTGCTCAAAGTAAGGAAGAGCGTCAACGTGAGATAGATAAATTTCAATCTGGACATAGTCTATTCTGTCTTTACACCTTTAGAGCAGGTGGCGTTGGTCTTAGTCTCCATCACTCAGATGAACTCACCAAAGTTAAGTGCAGGAGAAAGAAGAATGGTTACGTTTTCGTCGAAGACATTCCTCTGATTCCTGTTCGTCCTCGCATTAACTTTGTTGCTCCAACTTATAGTGCAATGGAGCTAGTGCAAGGGTTGGGTAGATGTCCTCGTCTCACATCTCTTTCCACTACCAAACAAGAACTCATCTTCTACCGTGGCACCATTGAAGATAGTGTTGCGCGTATTGTATCGCACAAACTTAAATGTCTCAGCAAAGTTGTTAGGATGAGGGAGTCGTGGCAGGACGTAGTAATTGGGGGTGGTGCTTCTGTGGTAGAAGATCATATTAACAAAACCGCTGGTCAGGTTGATGATCCTGACAGCATAGAAGAAGGAGAAGAAGAATGATTGTATGCCCAATATGTAACAGTAAAGATAACTGTAGATTTGTCTTTGTTGAACACCAACTTGATAATGGTGTCTTAGAAATCAGTAATCCAAGTGATTATCATTTCTTGTATGTTTGCCCAAACCTACACGTGCATGATAGTAAAGAAATTGTGTTGCGTCACGATTTAGGAGAGGATTGTTAATGCTAACCTTTACTCGCCCAACGCTAGCTGCCTCGTTGCTGCCAGCTAACGTTGAACACGCTGATGATAACATCCTAGCCGCAATGCAGAAGTTACGTTATCCTGTTCTAGCAACACTTAAGAAAGATGGGATTCGCGCAATTCGTCTGGATGGTTCGTTGCTCTCACGCACACGTAAGCCAATACCTAACCGTAGCATTAGGGAACGTTCTCTCATATTGCCAGGTGGTTTTGATATGGAACTCTGGAATCCTTCCCTTCGTTACGATGAGATCGAGAGCATCGTCATGTCACGTGAGCACGCTGATTCGGATAAGATACAGTTCCACATCCTTGATTGGTTCGGGGTGGAGGGTGGTTATGAAGTTCGTTGTATGAGACTTTTGTCTAGGTGTAAAGAGTTTCCAGGTTTTGTTAAGTTTGAAAGTCCTGGAATGTTTGAAACAGCTAATCAGTTGATGGTTAAGTTTTTCTTAACTGAATGTAATGGTGGCGAAGGCATCTGTTTCCGCCTTCCCAACTCACCGTACAAACAGGGGCGTTCCACTCTCAAAGAACAATATCTTGTTAAACTCTCCCGTTATCTCTACTCCGAAGCAACCATCGTTGGTTTCGTAGAACAGCAAGAGAATAGTAACTACCAGACAACCTCACGTCTAGGGTTGTCGGAGCGTTCCTCTCATGCTTCGGGGATGGTGGGTAAGAATACTCTTGGTGCTCTATTGTGCCAACTCTCAACAGGAGAGGCGATCACCATAGGCACGGGTGTCGGTTTAACAAATGAGTTGCGGCAAGATATTTGGTTGCACCAGAACAAGTATCTCGGGCGCATGATTAAGTTCAAACACAAGTTCGGTCAAAAGAATATCCCACGGTCGCCGGTGATGTGTGGGTTTCGTTCTTCTATAGACATATGAAAACAAAACAATACTTAGGTGACTTTGTTACCGCTGAGGTAGAGGATGAATCAATCCTACTAACCTATAACAATGGAGATAGTGCTATCGTTAGCATTAGTCTCTACCCCGACACATTAGCTAACCTCTTGTCGTGGGTCAAAGAATTAAAACTAATATGAAAGAATTCAAACCAATCTGTGTTGATGACATCATCGAGACAGAGGCATACGGTAAAGTGCAAATCACAGACTTATTCGTTTCACCCCGCACTCAGAAGATTGTGTATGCAATTATGGTGATAGATGAAGGTTCGTTAAATTGTTGTCACTGTATAGCAACAGAAGATGAACTATATGTCAAGCCAACTAACTCTTGATTTTAGGTCAGTGGCGTATGCTAAGTTCTTTTACGTTAACCAGTTCGGAGAGACTGCCAAGCATAAACCTCGTGTTCCAACACTTCACTGTAAGAAAATTCCAGAGGGTTATGCTTTCCCCTTGCTTTGGGAGTATCCTTCCGAAACAAACCTAGAACGTGTGAGGAGGCTCGGTTTATGTGATGAGTTTACTCCTCATTGCATCCTTCAACTACGCAACAATCATTCTCTTTCATTCGTCGGCTTCAAAGCAAACCAAATGTTCTCCGCATACAACGCACATATATATGGCTCTTCCAACAAAACCTAATTCAGATGTCCCTATCCCAAGCGAAGAACGCCTTCGCCTACTACTTGCTAACAACATGGTGATCGTGGCACAAGGGTTGATAGATGAACATAAGTTACCCTATCGTATTGAGGCCATTGAAAAGACAGAAGGTTACACTGGTCCTGACTATGACTTAAAGATGGCCCTACGTGGTAGCGAAATATACCTGCGCCAGTTCATTACCAATGACCCTGACCTCATTCGCATGAAAGATGACATCATAAAGTTAGCAAGATGTCCTCACGAAGTTCTGATCACTGGTGAAACAGGCACTGGCAAAGAGTTGGTAGCTCGTGCGCTAAGAGGTGACAGAGAAGGCAAGTTCATAGCTGTCAACTGTGCAGGGTTGCCAGAGAATCTTATTGAGTCTGAGCTGTTTGGTCACACAAAAGGTTCATTTACCGGTGCTGACGTTAGCCGCGCTGGGTTGTTCGCAGTAGCTAAAGATGGAGCGTTGTTCCTTGATGAGATCGGTGAGCTTCCTCTCCCAATGCAAGGCAAACTGTTGCGCACTCTCCAAGACAAAACCGTTAGGCGTGTTGGTTCCAAAGAAGAAGAACCAATTAACTGTAAGTTCATCTGTGCCACCAACCGCAACGTCAAAAAGATGGTAGATGCTGGTGCATTTAGGCAAGACTTGTATGCTCGCATTAGCACGTTTGAGTTGCACGTTAAACCCTTGAGCGAGAGGCGCGGGGATGTAGTTAGTATTGTTTCTAGTATGGTTGGAGGGCAACAGTTCCTGAAAGCTCTCGGCGATGAGGGGAAAACAATTCACGATCTTAACCTATCGTTGAACGTGCGCTCTCTCCAG